AGACTGCAATATTAGAAAAAGCATTTTGGTTGACATCACCGCCTGCACCAGCAGCAGCCCATTCAAGACCTGTAGCAGTGCTGTTGTTAGCCTTGAGAATATAACCATTAGTGCCAGCAGCTAAAGCAGTAGGATCTCCTGATCCATCTCCTACAAGCAATTCACCTTTACCATCAAGGTCGCTGTTCATCACAGCCCCCGCTGCATCTACGTTGGTTGCGTCTGTAACGTCAGCACCGTTTTCAATACCATCAAGTTTAGAGTGGTCTGCGGTAGTAAAGTTCTCATCAGTCTGTGATGCCACAGCAAAATCTATCGTACCATCAGCATCTTGATATGTTACTGTAATACCTGATTCAGTATTACCTGTAAGCATAGCTCCTACAATATCTTGTATTTCTTCATCTGTCTGATCCGCAGTTGCGTTAGCTTCTACACCTGATAATTTAGTTTTCTCTGCATCAGTAAAAGCATTAGTGTCTGAATTGTTTTCATAGGCAGTTTTTATTTCCGCATCTGTTTGATCTGCGGTGGCTAATGCTTCAATTCCGTCTAATTTTGTTTTATCTGCTGCACTCATAGAACCAGCATCACTTGTTGTAGCAGCCGAAATGCCTATCGCTGGTGCCGTACCACCGCTTGAGGTAATTGGTGCTGTACCACTAACACCTGTAACTGTTCCTGTATTTGTTGTAAACCCTGCACCATTAGTTAACTGATTGTTATTAGTAGGAATTGTTGGTTTATTTTTTATAAAAGCATCATTTGTATTATCAGTTTCATTAAAATCAGCCTGTACATTAACTTCAGCTGCTGTTGCTATTCCAGTTAATTTAGTTTTTTCCGCATCAGTGAAAGCATTAGTATCAGAATTATTTTCATAAGCTGTTTTTATTTCTGCATCTGTTTGATCAGCAGTTGCACTTGTTTCTATACCTGATAATTTAGTTTTTTCTGTATCAGTAAATGCGTTCGTATTTGAGTTTGCTTCGTAAGCTGTTTTGATCTCTGAGTTAGTTTGATCTGCTGTTGCATTACTTTCTACTCCACTTAACTTAGTCTTTTCTGCATCTGTAAAAGCATTGGTATTGCTGTTACTTTCATAAGCTGTTTTAATTTCACTAGCGGTTTGATCAGAACCTGTACCGCTAGATGCCGCAGTAATTCTTCCTTGTGGATCAACTGATATATTTGCATTTTGATATGAACCAGCAGTTACGGATGTATCTGCTAGTTTCTCTGCTGTTACTGAACCATTAGCTAATTGACTAGCTTCTATCTGGTTTGCTGGTATTTTATCTTTTGTAATAGCGTCGTCTTTAACGCCATCTGTTGAAATTCGTGTTAAACCCATAATTTTTAAGAACCAATATTATTAGTGTAAAGGTTGAAGGTGTTATTAGAATCAGTAGCAGTAGGTGGGAAGACTTTATTACCAGCTGTATTACCGACTATAATGTTAGTAGAAACAATTATAGAATTTGTGCGTTCTAGTCTAATTCCATAAATATTTGAGCCAGAAGAGCCTGTTAAATTAATAACATTATCACTAACACTACCATATTGTACTTTAGAGGCTACTGAAGAATTTTCAGAACTTGCCGCGGAGCCTAGTAAAAATATTCCCGGTTCATCTTGCCCATCAGAAATTTGATTTACTACATTTCCTGATACCACCACATTTTTTAGCTCACGCACGGCTTGTACTAGTATACCACCTATATCGTTAACATTAAGCACGTTACCATTTATAGCAACATCTTTTATTTTATATGTGGCTTTTACAAATATTCCATATGTACCACCAGTATTGCCAGTCCCGTTAAGTCCTTCTATTCTATTATTAGAAATTACTACACCGGCTAGTGTTTCTTCGTTACTCTCTGAGTTAAGCACCAATATCCCAGAATCAGCACTTCCTACGCTGTCACCATTATTAATAATTTGATTACCGCTAACAGTTACAGAACCAACACCACTCGCAAAGTTAGTT